AAATTCTTACTCTTCCCAAGAATTAAGATTATTAGGAATGTCTGAAGTAAACGAACAAATGATAAGAAAAGAGGCTTCTGAGATTGCAAGACTTGATGCTACTCTTGCACAAGAGATAGCAGCAAAAGCAGATACAACTAGACTTGGCGTTGCAATAGGAGATATATTTAATGACCCAGCAAACATAGAAACAGGCGCACGTAGTTTACTTACTATAGCTATGCGAACAGGAGTTGGCAAGCCAGGAAAAATGGCCGCAAATGATATAGCGGCGGCCAAAGAAAATATAAAAAGAGGACTAATTGACTACGTATTTTCTACAGAAGCCAAAGCAGTAGTACCAATCACTAAAAATAGTGCTTATGGTGAAGTTGGAGATTATACTGTTGACCCCAAAAGACTAGGAGAACTAGTAAGCTACATAAACGATAATCAAACTTTAAAATCATTTTTTGATAAGGAGACATTAAAAGTACTAGATGGTATAACTAATTATGCACAAGTAATACAAACTACAGGAGCGGATGCAGGGTCTGCATTATCAGGCGCCCAACTTGTAAGTAATCTATACACACTAGACCCGATGAAGTTTATAGGAGTTGTTGGAAGATTAGGTGCTCAAAAATTATTCTCTAAAACTTTAGTAAGAGAAGGCTTAGCGGATGCACTATTAGGCCAAATGAAAATTGCAGAATCTGGCAGTGACTCTGCTATACGTAATATGATTTCTACTAAAGGATATATTGGCTCAACTCTAGCTTCTGCGTATTTAGAATCAAAAAGAACAGAAGATGTATATGGACAATCTGATGAGTTATTCGGTTCTTCTAAATCTCGTTCTAAAAGTTTTTTTGATGTTCTTATAGAAGAAGATTAAACCACAGTAAAAGATTTAGCTTCTTGTAATAAAATATCAGATTGTTGTTTCATTGCAAGAACAACTTCAAGGAGGTATCTGTAACTGTCTTCCGTAATGCGAATATCTTTTTTGTGTAACACAGGGATTGTATGAGCTTCAAGCAATCCCCTCACAAGGTCCGCCCAATTATATTCTGCATACGCGGCAGGCTTTACAGGTGACTCTGGTGCCAATGTAACTCCAATACCTCTTGGTGTAGGAGACAGGTGCACTTCTAAATCACTAACAACTTCAATATTTTTACTCGTCATAGTCCTATCCTTTTATATGAACACAACGGCCAAAAACAATAACAAAAATACGCTGTAAATAGAGAACCATTTAATAAACCATATAAATTGTTTATACGCTTTTTCTGCTTGTTTTTGGCACATTGCTTTAACTTCTCTATCCGTTAACATCTTTACTATTATCTTGAGAGTCTCTGAATGCTTTTACAACATCAGAAGAAAATAACTTCTGTATGTTTAGTAAATACATCTTTGAAGCGTAGTGGTCTCCCCCTTTTACTGTACGTACATAATCCAGGGAATCAATAATCCTACGTAAGACATCTGTTCTAAAAACCAAAGTTGCGTAGGTGTCATCTCCAATACACAAATTATGAAACCAGTAATCAGATTCCGTAGCTTTAATCCCTGATGGTTTGCCGTAACTTTCATATTCAATCGCTATGTTTCCTGAGGTTTGCCATATATCTTTTTCAGATTTAACTTCTATTTTTTTATTTAGCAGCATCTCTGCTATTTCTGCTTCTCTTATTTGACCATATTGTAAATCTAGGTCAAACTTTTTTCTATCACACTTGCTGGGTTCTAATTCTTTTAGCGCTTTCATGCTTCTTCTGCCTTTTTAAATTTGTAAAATAACTGCTGTCGAAACCACGTTGCCATTCTTTTCCTTTTTCTGATTCTATGGGAAAAGGGTTTATCACGTGGTGGGTTCTCTCGCCTATCTGCTCCGTCTTGTAGAAATCTTTACGACCTTTATAGAAAAATTTAATATTCTTTTTTATCATATTATGCTCCTATGTCAACTATTTCACATGAGTCCCCACTACATGCAAAAGTTTGAGAAGACTTTGTTGTATCTTCTTTCTCAAAGTCCCCAAGTTTAGCCCAATCAATAGAGGAAGGCATTTTACTTTTCATAACATTATACTGCTCTTCGTTGATGTCTTGGTATGGGGCTTGTTGGTACACATGGTCTTCGTGTGGTAGGAATGATACCCCAGACATTTCATCAAAGTTCTTATACACAAACGCTCCTACGTCTAGCCATTCATCAGCTTTAACAGTTACGGTTACTGATGGCTTATGCTCACACCAATGTCTTTGATATATAAGCCACATTTCTAGTTGTTCAATAGCTGACATATTATTTCTAGTTATACATGTAGCAGGAGACCTCATCGGGAAGCTAAATACTGTAGTAGTATCAGGCTTCATAACGCAGGACTCACTTGGTATTCCCTCATTTATCATAAATTGAGTAAGGGGGTCTTTGTTATCTCCTCGTACAGTACGCACATAGAATTCGCTGTGTCTCGCATGGATACCAGAGGCACTGTCGCATAGCTGTGATACCGTTCCACTTGGCTTGACGCAAGTTATAGCTGTGCTAGGCGGAATATTAAACTTCTTAGCATATTCTAAATTAGTGTTAACTGCAACTAACCTAAGCTCATTAAGTATATGAGGTAGGTGTTTTTTATGCTCTTCTCTACCACTCATAATCATACTGTCCATAATACCTGTAAGAGATACCCCTAATAGTCTTTCTTCCTCAGTATTCTTTTTCCAAACTTTACGTAGATAAGGAAAATCTGTAAGAGTAGATTGAGCTGTGCCAAGTATTGTAGCTATCTTTACTTTCTGGCAAATAGAGTTGTAGCTATCCCCTTCTCGTATTACCACCTCAGTGAGGTTACAGAACTGATAGGGGCGCAGTATTATCTCACTGCAAGGGTTACATCCAAAATCGTGTTGTGGGTCTCTACGGCCGTATTTCATGGCCTGTTTCTGTGCGGCAATTCTATTAAATATGCCCCTTTCTCCTGATTTTGATTCTACAAGAGAAGTCCACTCACGTAAGAACGTCATGCTATCGGGTTTGTCAGTGTAGCATACACTATTATTAGATAAAGCCATGTGAGGAGCAGTTTCCCACCATTGCCCTGTCTTAGCG